GCATGCGATTAACGGTGGATGGAAATCATTACAACATCGTCGCTATCTTGCCGAACAGGGCAGAGCGTTACATTGATTTAGTGTGCGAGGTTTCGGCGTAATGGGGCTAAAAGTAAAGATGAACATTGCCAAGTTCAAGGAAGAATTACGGGAAACTGCTGACATTCTTAATAAGGCAACTAGGCCAGCGGCGCAGGCCGGCGCGCAGATCATATACGACCGCGCTAAACAACTTGCTCCGGTATCTGATCACGCCCATATGTTCAACATTGAAGGGCGGGTGTATGGGCCGTTTTCTCCTGGAAACCTTCGTGACTCAATCTATCAGGCATTCTCAAAAGACAACAGCTACAAGGACGTTTCGACTTATCACATTAGCTGGAATGCCGAGAAAGCCCCATACGGATTTGCTGTAGAGAGAGGGACTAGCCATTCAAACGCAGTCTCGTTTATTGGTGCAGCGGTAGTTGAAACACGAAGCGCAGTCCGTGAAGCCATTAAACAGCGGTACATCAAAGAGGTGAAAAACAAATGAGCCTCGAAACCGATCTCGTTGTACTGCTAAACACAATTTGCAACCGCGTATATCCAGACATTGCGCCAAATGGCGCGGCAACGCCATACCTTACTTATCAGCATATCGGCGGCGAATCAATGCGCTATGCAGACAACACTGCAATGGATAAGCGCCGTCCGCTAATACAGATCAACGCATGGTCGAAAACCCGCAATGAAGCGCTCGTGATGATTCGGCAAATAGAAGACGCCTTGTGTGCATCTGACTCTTTCCAGACAGAACTACATGGCGAGCCGATGTCGACATACGAGCCAGACACACTGCTTTACGGAAGTATTCAACGATTTGAAATATTCGGGGCTAGATAGCCCATAACGATTCACACAAGCCGCCTCCGGGCGGTTTTTTTATGCCCGATTGGGCGCATCCGCCGCTGAAAAGCGGTTTTTTTTCGTCTTAAGAAAGGCAATTCAAATGGCTACTCTCCCCTCTGGCACCTTAATGGCGATTGCTACCGCTTTCGCCGCAGCTAAAACGGTTACTGGTATCAGTAATGCCGCAGAAGCTGTTGTTTCCTGCACAGCGCACGGCTACAGCGTCAATGACATCATTCAACTCTATTCCGGCTGGGGCCGTCTCAACCGCCGCGCAGTGCGCGTCAAGAGCGTCCTGACTGACAGTTTCGTTGCCGAAGCTATCGACACTACCAACCTTGAATTTTTCCCGGCAGGCTCGGGCGGTGGTACGGCGCGCAAGGTTTCTACTTTCACGCAGATTTCCAAGTACCTCAATCCGCAAGCGTCTGGCGGTGAGCCGAAGCGCGTCACTGTCCGATTCATGGACGAAGACACCGAAATCAGCCTGAATGACGGCTTTACGGCAGTACAGGAGTCGTTCGACATCGACGCAGATCAGTTCGGCGGCGCGGCTTACCTGGCGCTCCGTTCCCTGTCTGAGGTGCAGACCGACACCATCCTGAAGAAAACCCTCAAATCAGGCGTCGCCATCTACACCCCGTGCAAAGTATCGCTCAATGAAAACCCCAATATGTCAGATGGCAACATCATGACCAATGCCGTATCTATCGACGGTAACGGTCGTATCACGCGCTACTAATCACCGTTTTGCCAAGCCCCATTTCGGTGGGGCTTTTTTACGCCCTCGGTCGCTCCGGTAAAGGGCTTTTTTTACATCATAAGGAATAACAATCATGGCAAAAATCAAACTTGGAAATCGTCCTGAGTCGTTCAAACCGTTTCCTGTCAAATTCATAATGCCGGATGGCGAAGATGGCGTTATCACAAGCACTTACAAGTATAGAACACGCAACGAATGGGCCGCATACCGCGAAACGATGCTGAACGATGCAAAAAAGCAGGCAGTAGAAAAACAGGAATCTTCCGCCGACGAAGAGGATAAAGATGTCGGATTTCTGCAACAGTTCGTTAAATCATCAGACGAAGCAAAGGTTTGCTATTTGCTTGGCGCTATGACTAAGTGGGATTTGGATATCCCACTTAACAAAGAATCGCTGCTTCAGCTTGTCAATGAAATTCCAGCCTGCGGCGAAGCGCTGGCTTTGTCCTATGACGCAGCTTGCCGGGATGGGCGTCTGGGAAACTGACAGAAGCCACGCAAGCGTTCTACTTAAAAACCCCGACTGAGAAAGAGTTAGAGGGGACGGGTTTAACCGTTGCTGATTACGAACAGGATCCTTACGAAGTCTGGCCTGAAAACTGGCCAGCTTTTGAATCGTTCCTGTGCGTACAAACGCAATGGCGGGTAGGCACCAACGGAAAAACAGGGCTGGATTACAACGTCCTGTTTCGCATCCTTGATGACAACTACCAGGAACGCGAAGCGTGGCAACAAGCATTCAATGATGTGCGGCTAATAGAAATCACAGCACTTGAAGCAATGAGCAGTAATTAACGCCGCCTCCGGGCGGTTTTTTCTTTTACGAGGTTCCCAATGTCCGGCGATCTAAAAATACAAGGCGTGGTTGAAGTAAGCGCGGAAGGCGTCGACCAGACATTTAACCGCGTCGGCGACGCAGCCGGTCGGATGTCGAACAAGATTGAGTCCAGCGCAGAAAAAGCCAGCAAGGCAGTCGATGGAATCGGGTCAGGCGCGAATCAGAATGCAGAGCAATTCACCCGCGCTGAAGGGAAGATTTCTGCATCAATCAAGCGAGCAACGACGAATCTTGAGCAACTCAACAAGACCGCATCTGAAAAGCTGGAAATCCAGATCGCCACGCAAGGGCTAGATGCTGCAAAGTTTGAACCGCAATTACAAAAGTTGCGCGAACTTGAAAAGGCACAAAACGGCGTTTCTGATAGCGCGCAATCACTTGGCAAATCTATGGAGTATGTTGGATCCATTATTGCGGCTGGTGGTGCCGGGTTTGTCTATTGGATTAAAGGCGCGATTGATGCAGCCGATAGCCTTAACGACCTCTCAAAATCGACAGGCATTGCCGTTGATACTCTATCTGGTTTGCAGCTTGCATCAAGGCAATCGGGGGCCGAACTAGAAGGCACGGCACAGGCAATCAATAAGCTGTCGGTCAATATTGGCAGCAATGCCGCCAAGTTTGCAGCGCTCGGAATTACGGCAAAAGAGCCAATCGAAGCATTCAAGCAACTGGCTGATATATTCAGCAAGATTGATGACCCGCAAACCCGAGCTGCGCTAGGAGCGGAGGCGCTTGGTAAGTCATGGGCGAGTGCTGCGCCATTGCTTGCAGAGGGTGGCGCAAGCATTCAGAAGATGGTTGATAAGGGCATTTTGTTATCAGGCGTTACGCAAGGTCTGGCGGACGACTCAGACGCATTTAATGACGCCCTAGAGGAAATGAATGCCGGCATTCAAGGCGCTGCAAATAGTATTGCTGGCGATTTGCTGCCTGTCATGCTGGCGATAGCCAAAGGCATGGATGACGTTACGGACAATGCCGGAGAAATGTCTTCTTCGTTTTCTCCAGTTGCCGAAACTATGCGAGCCGTTGCTGTGCTTGGCGGAAATGTTGCTTTTGTGCTACGTGGAATCGGCACAGAGTTCGGAGGGATGGCCGCTCAGGTCGCATCTGCAATGCGTGGAGATTTTGCCGCAGCTAAGTCTATCGGCGAAATGATGAAAGCAGATGCTGAAAAGTCTCGCGCATCTTTCGATAAGTGGGAAGCAGGCGTCATGTCTGCAACAAAAACACTTGCCAAAGCAAAAGATGAAACAGATAAGTTATCTGGAGCGCAGCAAAAAGCAGTTGCCGGCTTTATTGCAGGGAATGAAAAAAGTGCCAAAGGAATAGACCAAGCGAAGAAAGACGCAACCGAGTTATCCAAATTAATGGACAAACTGACCGGGAAAGAATCAGGGCTTGATTCTTCGTATTGGACTGAGCTTGATACGTTGTTTAAAGCATATAAACGTGGCGCGATTAATGTTGAGGAATACTCCAAAGCTGTTGGACTCCTTACGAAGCAACAGAAGTTCAATACAGAAGCAGATAAAGAGTCAGCAAAAGCACTTAAGGAATCAGCAGAATATCGTGACAAGTACGCAGACAGCATCTCCAAAGAAACTGAGGCTTTAATCAAGAAAGCGGAAGCTGCTGAACATGAGAATGCCAAAATTGGCATGACAGCAGATCAACTGGAGTACCTAACTCGCGCCCGCTATGCCGACGAAATTGCGACTAAGCAAAATGAAGCAGCAATGGTTGAATCAATATGGGGTCGCAATTGGGAAGTTGAAGCAATTGAAAAACAGATTGATGCGCTTCGCCGACTTCAAGGCGCAGAAGTTGCTCGTCCCAAACTCCAAGCGCAAGCCAAAGAGTGGGAAAAATTTAGCGACGACATCAACCGCGCCCT